GTAATACATTCCATCCAAAGAATTTAGAAGTAACGCCGTTTGTTGATGTTTTCTCTAAGCCCGCATCATTTGCTAGCCAGACACTAAATCTTGCTGCATCATCAACGTTTACTGGAGATCCTCCCCACTGAGAAGTTACAAATTCATTATCAACAAAGCCAATATCAGCATAGTAAACTCCTGTTGGAAGTGTGGCTTGTGAATTGAATTCTCTGTTTCCTAAATCCAGAACTTCATTTGTGCTGCTTATCTGTATTCTTCCGGATATCGCAGATGCTGTTACTCCAGGTATACTGGCATCATTAATATATTGAATTACGTCATTGATGCTAGACGTAATACCCGTTTCAGAATAAGCACCAACAATTGTAGACGTTGGCAATCCAAGTGGCGATTGTGCTGGACCGCTTATCTCTAGTGTAGTGTTAACAGTCCAATTGGTATTAGAAAACTTTATTATTTCAAGCCTATTATCAACTGTTTTACTAAATGCATAACCAGTGGTGTTAACTTGGTCTATAGCAGCAAGTATGTCGTCAATGTCCATCGTTGTAGTGTTTATTGAATCTATTCGTGTAGTTGGCGGAGTTGACCCTGCACTTAATCCGAACTGTGTTAGTCCAGTGCCACTTAAAACAAGATTACTATTGATATCACCCGCAACGTCTTTAACTATTGCTAGTTTTGTAGCATCACTAACATGGTTTTGACAGAAAACATTTCCCAACGTATTGCTGTTTATTGCGTCTTTTAACTGTGCCTTATTCATACTATAGCTGGTTGGATTTATTGTTAATAAGCTAACTACAATTGCTTCGCCGCCCACAAACGTTGGATTAGTAAACGTTATATCCTGTCCAACCACTGTCCAGTCAGCAGGAGTATTGTATGTTACAGAGTCTACTTCTATAGCGGTTATATTATGTGTCGTTAAATTGGTTGTAAGTGTATAAACTTGTTGCGCTGCTACACCTGTAAGATTTTCAGATGAATTAGTGTATGCTGCTGTACCAAAGTCTTGAAGGTTAATTGTTTCACCATTAATAATGATTGTCTCACCAGTTACATCAGAGCTAGACGGATTTGAAACTGTAGTTACATATGGATTACCGTCGTAAATGGCAGTATCATCTACAACTGTTACGTTTATATATTTTTCCAATGGTATTTCTATAGTATCGTTTGATGCTGGTCCTGTTGCAACATACAACGTTGTTGGCGATGTAATGGTTGGGTTAGGATCGCCTTCTACTGTTATAGCTGGCCAAGTAATACCTGTTTTATCAAACCAAATTTTTACACCGTCTATTTCAGCTGAAGGTGTGTTGGGATCATCAATTTCATTTCTGTGTGTGAATTGTGTATTAGTAACAACTTCTGTTCCAGTAAACACCAGTGGTGATAACTGGTCTATGTATGAAATATTTTCACTGGCTTCCCATAAGTTTCCTTTATAACGTACAGTATCGCCCAGTCTATAAGATTTTCTTGGGCTCCATGTAGGAATATTGGCATAAACTGAATCACTATTGTATAGGTTTGGTAATTCTTCAACTTTAAATGCTGTATAGTCAGCATCGCCTTTCTGTAGATTTCCTGCTACTGGCAAGGATAGTTTTACTTCATCCTGTGATCGTACTCTGAATTCCTGATCTGATTGTCTGTTTATAAAGACAATACTAGGATCCTCGAAATTAATAACCACTGGATCATTAACAAACATACCTGTGTTTAATTCTATCTCAGTAGCATTTTCACGTACTGTATCTCCATAACTACTGTGTTTAAACATCCATTCTTCATTGACGTTTATACGCCCTCTGCCGCCGTGGATTAAGTCTGATATATTCATAATACCTAGGACACCATTAGAACCTTTTCTTCTAATCAATCCTTGATATAGTTTTGAAGATGTATTTGATGCCAAGTTTAAATTATTAATCCAGTCTTTAAGTGTATTTCCCACTGTTAATAATTCAGCTGCCTCATAATCTTTATTAAATTTTGTGACGTTAAGATTATAAATGTCACTAATGTCAGAAACCGCAGTGTCATAGTTTTGTATAATAGTATTGTTTTTAATTAAATATCCTGGCGCTGATTTTACGCCAGCCCAATCTCTGGTACGCTGCCCAGAAATTTTTAAACGCTGTTGTCTGTGATTTACTACATCATCGTAAATTATTTCATTAAACTGTGTGGTATTTTTAAAGATTATTGCATGATCATATTCAATCACAGCGGTTGCAACACATGCAATTTTGTCCGCATTTTTACTTGAAACTGATCTAATGTCTTGAATATCACTGTATTGTGTACTTGTAGATGACTGGTACGTATATGTGACAATTGATTCGCTTGGTTCACTTAGATCTACAGGATAACCTCTTGGGTGTATCTGTATAGAATTGTCTGTTCTTGTGATACATAAATCACTGTAGTTAATTTCTACTAATTCGCCATTTTCGTTATAAGCGAGTATACTATTAACTCCGCCTGGCATACTTCCATATTCCGCGGCAACGCCGCCTGTTGCCACAAAAGAAACGCTGGTTCCAATGGCTACTGTATATTTTTCATTTATATCTGTCGTTGATGCCCATGTTGCAAAGTCAATCGCTTTTGCCTCATATGAATCTACAAAGACATACCCAACACTTTCCAAATATGAATAATATCCTCTAATAAAATTATAAACATCCTGAATTCTGGCAAGTTTTGAATTGAACTCGATTATCGAGACACTGCTACTAAATGTTTTGTACTTTTTAACAACAAAGCTATTGTTTACAGTAACAGGAACAAAATCATTTGAACTGATTGGTGCTGGTTCAAAAAACTTGAATTGTTGTTTGGTCGGGCTTATACCAGAAATATTATAACCACTATCAGTTTTAGTAATATAAATCTCGCTAGCAATATATAAATCTTTAGGAGAACTTTCATTCATAACAATGTTAAAATCGGAGTTAGACAGAACATGTTTACCAGCTGCGCCAGACTCTGTTTCTACCTTAATTAGGTCACTTCTTGTAAAACCTGCAATATCCTGTAATAGTCTTGTATCTAAACCACGGTAAATATTACCAAGTTGGATTGGGTTACTGAGTTTTTCTCTTTTAATCGAATTCTGCTGTAGGTGGTTAATTCCCATAGTCCAATTAGAAGATGTGACCATATTAAATTCTAATTCTGCTGTTGGCGACATGCCGCCGGATGGAACATATCCTTCAGGAAACAAAAACTGATATGCAGGATTAGAATCGTATCCATAGCCACGTCCTGTTAAGTTAACGGCTACTATTTTTCCATCTGTGTCTATGTCTAACGTAGCAGTTGCAGAAGTGTCTGGGGTCCCGCCAACAAACAATATTTCTGTTCCGGATGGAAATCCGCTGTCTGATCTATTAATAATAACGGTTCCCACCATTTTACCATCGGAATCGTCGTGATATCTCATGTCAAGATTTGATATAAAGAGTCCAGATTCTTTGTCAATTATCATATCAGAATTTGGCATTCTAATATACTGGCCAACTTTAAAGAAATCAGTCCAGGCTTTTGCAGGTAACAATTTAATAACGGCATCCAGGTGAGCAGCTTGTCCAAGAACAGAACTTCTCCAGATAAATTCAATTGGCGACCAATCACCAAATACAAATTCATCTAGCTTACTATCGCCAGGATCTCCTAAAATTAAATCAGGACTTACTAAATCTCTGTTTGTGTCTACTGGGCATTTTGTATCAAAATCCCAGTAATATCTTGCATAATAAAGATCCTGTACTATTTGTTCGTCTGGACGGCTCACAATGCCATATTTCAGTGACTTGATTAGCCTGTCTCTTTTGATTGGATCTGTCCAGCTATAGAATTCACCCCACCATGAAGGTTGGTTTCTAAATCCAAGCATATGCCATGGTGTTAAATGTGGAGTGGATGTACCAAACAATGTCACATATGCACCGCGCCAATTCCCAGGTAGTGATGAATTTAGATGCCCTTGTTCATCAAGAGCAATGCTTGAATAATTCCAGGTCCATGCATCGTTTTCATCTCTGTAAACATGAATAGCATCATTTAAATCAGTGTAATTTGATTTATTAAACCAAAGATCAAAATAACGTTTAATATAACCGTCAACATCATTACGAGAATACCATTGTCCTCTGTGTTGTGATGAGAAGTATTTTAATGGGCTATATGTGGCTCTATAACTTGTTTTCTTGATACCAGTGTATATCTTTGTTTCTAAATCATAAAGTGCAGCTAATAGAGGATTGAACTCCTCTGCAGAAACTTTAAATATTTCAGTACCCCCAGGCACTTCTATTTCCTCACCGTCGTGACAGATAATTTTATTTCCCATCAGACGTGGTCTATATAGGTATGAAAGTCCTAGTTTTGTCATGCTGGCTGGAATATAGCTTTTCTCATCCATGTCATGATAATATATCTTTATTTTAATATCTTCACCATTGGTGAAAGGATTCAATACCAGCTCACTACTAATGTTTATTACTGATCCGTTAATCTCATAATCAATATTATATTGAAGCATTTCTTCAACAGGTATATTATCAGAATCGCGATTGTGGACAACATAGATGTAAATATGATCTTGTTTGTGTTCGTCAATATTGAAGTGTACGTTTGCGGATCTATACGTATCTCCAGGAACATATACGTATTCTCTATAATGACTCTTGTGTGGGAAATACATATTGGAGTCTGCGTGAAGATTATTATTATCTGATACTTTGATAATATTATTGCACACATCGTCAACTAGTTTACTTACTGACTCTATGTTATTTTTAATAGCAATTCGTTTAACCTGATTTATAAAACGTTTCTTAAAGGAATACCAATCAGCTGCTTGATTTTCTATAGCAGTTGAAATGTTTAATTCATTACTTGAAAAGGCATAGTCATGCATAATACTAATATCTTCATGCATGAATATTTCACCACCATATGCGTTATTTTGTAGTGATAGATGATAATTGTTTTCTCCATATGTCTGGCCCGTAAAACCAGGTGTAAAACGTATTAAACTTTCCCAGTGTTCATGCGTATCGCTAATAGTAAATTCTCTGAGTGGAAGATTATTACTATTATGGTTATGAATTTCTGGAAGCTCAGTATTGCCAGTATTTGTATTGCTGTTACTATAGTATTCTAAATCAATAATATTTTTACCATCGACTAATTGAGCAGACGGTATAACTATTGAATTAGAACTAATTGAATACGCACTTACATCTAAATGTACACCATTGACGTAAAGGTGGTGATAGAAATCTTCAGTATTAGGAACAACTGTTATAATGCCTCTGTTGTTAATATCTACAGTTCCATAAAGGATGTTCAGACTGATAAATGATTCAGGTACCTGGAGATATATGTACGGACCATCTCTTACTACTGTAACTTCGTAGCCAGGTATTGTTTCAATATCATTACCAGTGTCTACATCCCAAAACTTTAGTTCTTCATCTGGCAGTAAATTATGGAATGTATATGTCTTACCGCCGCCCAAAGTGATGTTTGTTTGATTAGTTCTAGATCTATTATAACTGCCCTCTGTTAAAATTTCGCTGGTTGAAATTTTTCCATTTAAATTAAAAACAAGGTATTCTTTATTAACGCTCCAATTATCAGTACCGTAAGGAATAACAACATCTGAACCTGAATCTGCAATTACCTGAACATGCTCTTTAGCACCTAAAGAAAATGCTGAAGGGAAATATGATGAATAAAAATTGTTTCCTATTTTAAAGAAATAGTATCCTTTGATTTCTTTTTCAACGTTGCTTGATGCCTCTTGATAAGTGTGTCTCTCGTTTATTATATTGTTTTCATATAATATTTCACTTTTTAGACCAGCATCTTTATACGCGAGCGGAAAACCCAATTCGCTGTCAATTATTGAACTGTTACTGGATTTATAAGAAAAGATCTTACTGCCTGTAAAAGTTGAACTGTCGAAATCGTCTAGCCATACGTTATTTTTGTCCGCTAGCTTAAACATTGGCGCAGTATTTGGTGCTAGTTTTACTTGAGATATCTGGAAACGATAATCCTGATCTACATAAAGATCTCGCTGGTTATACGTGCCACCAGATGCATAATCGTTTATTACTGTAAATGTATTGTTAGGGGATAGATTTTCATAAAGTTCTACTTGGCCGGATCTTTTAATTAAGAATATTCCAAATTCACCTGAATATGAATCCAATTGATATGCGACTAAACTGTCTACCTTAACGTATTCACCATTAATTTCAACTGTGTCTCCAATGACAGTAGTATACTGCGCATTACCACCTCCAAGAGAACCAGAGTCTGGCAAATGATTGACTCCTAGAAGATAATTAACCTTGCCCTTGTAATGGGTTAATTTTGGCTCATCTCTTGTTACAGAAGAAACATATGCGTTGTCCATCATAACTATAAATGGATTAAATTCAATGATTGGGCGTTTAGCTTGGTTTTCTGTCTTTAAGACTGACTTGATATCAAATGAGCTATTCAATTCTAGAATGTATGATAATGTCTCTCTATGAACCCAATAGTTTGCACGTGACCATGCAGACGAAATTTCGTCAGAATTATTAATAACTATATAATCCTTTTTATTATTAACAGAAAACTCTCCAGATATTTTGTCTGTATGTGGTACTACGCTAGTATAGACTTCTAACTCCAGATCGTATGTCTCTGAAATATCAGTAACTGAAATTGTCGTTGTTAAAATTTTAAAACGTATATTTTTTCCAACACCGGTTACCAGATATACATTATTAATAATGTCTACTGGCCATCTGCTACCAACAAATTTTACGATCATACCATTATGTAATGTTATTGGACCGTCAGTTGTTGTAAATGATGCGAATGGTCTGCCAGCGTATACAACAGTAGGATCCAGAATTTCTGGAGCACTATTATCAATTATTTCAATTATTGGCAATATAGGAGCCCAGAAATACTGACTGTAATTTAAGAACTTATCAATATTGATGGGTGGAGCAAAAACATATGCTTGACTATTATATGCGCCATTGAGAGAATAGTTTTCAAAATTGTAATTGATATTATTAAGGATATCATTGCCTGATATATGGTCTACCACAACGTCATTAAATTCAGAGACAATTGCTGCGCTTAGTTGATTTTCGTATCCAGTGTTAATATATACATCGTCGTATTTGTCCAGTACTTCTCCAGTATATTTTCCTACAAAGCCATGAATATCTTCAAGATCTCCTTTTGAAACCATCCGATTTAGTGTAGCGTCTAACCATTTACGATTTAGCGGAGTTCTAAAAGTCTTAGGTAAGAATTCAGATGTATCAATGTTTACTACTGGTCGTCGACCTGCTCTAGTTTTGTTTACCGCTTTTTCGTTATTATCTGATTTAAAATCTGACATATTCTTATCCTATTGCTCTAATATTTTCTTTTGTGATTGAACTTATAATTTCTATATCACTTAGTGATACGTCTGGTATAAACAGCTCATCACTCATTGGTGTGATCTGGAACAATGTTCCAAACACACTGTTTTGATCGTCTGGCACAATAACAAAACTACTTACAATATTGGTCATATTCTTATGGATGTATGATGCTAATTCAGTAAAATAAAATGTTTCTCCAAAATCCCAATTTCGTGTATCAAAAAAATCGTATACTAATTTTAGTATCATTGATTTAATATCACTGTCAGTATACTTTGTTCCGGCTACCTTTATAACTTTAAATTTTGCCCGTAAATCATATGATGCTTTATTACCAAACAATACCTTATACTTAACCGGTCTATAAATTACGGAATCACTGATTGATTTTTTATATGCAACATCGGAAAATTGTTGATTTAATTCATCTATTGTTGGTGAAAGTGGCTCACCTGTAAAATTTGAGTCATTAAATAGCCAATTTCTATAAATTGTATCATACGAATTAGTTAATACAAACACATCTATTATATTACTAAAACTAGGATCTATTAATTCATTTACAGCAGGAATGTGTGTCCATTCAAATCTTTGATCAGCTATTTGAGTATTTTCTCCGCCAACAATATCAGTAAATGATTCTGGATTGTCAGGTCGTGAGTTTTCATCATCATCTATTAATGACAAATTAACACGGTTTGGGGTGAAATATCCATTTTCGTCAACATCGTATCCGTATACATAAAATTTCTCAAATTCATTTCCTTCTCTAAAACACAATATGGTGTCTCTTACTTTTTTCTTAGTATATCCATCAAGTCTGTATTCATTACTGGTATTACTAAATCTTATTTGAGATGATTCCAATACATATCTTACCCCACGCACTGTAATACTATAGCTAAATCTACTTGTCTCGGCATTTGTGTTACCAGTGTATTCAAAAAGGATCATCCAGTCATTAGGTTCGTTACCATTAAAATTATATTGCGAAGGAGCAGACGAAATAGTTGGATTGATCGCTGTTTGCCATGTACCATTAAATGGTTTGTATTTGATGACAAAATTTCTTTTGTTTTCTATTTCGGTCAGGATTTCTGTTTTTTCATCTGTAGTGAACTGTCTAGAAAATGCCATATATATAATTTCAATCGTTGATCCAGTAGGCACTTCAACATCAAGAGTGATTGCGCCCTGCCCAGTGGTTGTCAAACCGCTTGGGTTTCCAAGATTATTGTCAACACCCAACCCGTTAGCAAACATTTTAGAAACACTTGCCCAGTAAACATTGTTACCATTAACAAATTTTACCATTGCCCCAGGTTGTAGGAAATATGTATAAATGCTTTCATTATTATTTCCCACCACATTGGATGTTGCGTCCGTAATATATCCTGTCATGCCGTCGTATGTATTCCAATAGAAAACTCCAGGGAAGGCATCCCTAGTGCTTAAGAAATAATTTATATGTTTATCATAATACAGTGATAGCAATTCATGATCAGACAAAAGTGGCTTGACATAATTCTCAAATATTGAATAACTTGTCAGGCTATTCGCAACATCAGTCTTTGTATTGTCGGCTTTTTTTAATAAGCCATCTGTAGCAAATAGTCTAACTTTACCATATTCACCTGTTGGATCTTTAAGATCAAGATGACGAGTATGGCCACTGTGTGTTCTGTTTATGCTTTTTGATTTAATTATACCTGTACTCAGTGATGATATATAATTATTATAATCATCAGCAGTGATCATTCTATCCTGCGCAGAATATATTTTTGGTGCGTTTTCTCTTATATCGTCAAGTGACTCTGACACACTAGCGTTTGATACACTTTTCTTAAGTTGAACTGTAAGTGTTAGAGTGTATATATTTCCATCGATTCCAGTATACTGGAGATTTATTTTCTTTGATCCAATGTCATCAGGACGCAATACATATGTTGAGTTTTCACTAACTCTATACCATACACGAATAAGATTTTTAGGTAAATTTCCGAAATGTCCGTCTGCAAACAAAATACTTATTTGATTATTTTCACGAGTTTTTACAGCAAAAATATCTCTACTCGTAGTGTTTTCATCTTCCTTAGATGACACACTGTATATTTCGTTCAATCCCCAAACGTTATCAACCTTTTTCCAATTCTTAATAACATTTCCATTGTCGTTAATTGATTGTACCCAGACGTCTTTATTATTCACATTGTTGACGTTAACGTCAAGAGATAAATTTCCTATAGGTGAGTCAATACTAAAATCTTTAAAAGCAAGCGAGCCTTGCTTAAAGTTTACAAAAAAACCACTACTGTCACTATTAATTCCTGTACCATCATTTCTAAAAACAATATTAAATGCTTTAGCAGGATCAGGATCTGATTCTTCTAATGTTCTATTCAAAAAGTTATAATCTACACCTACAGCGTTGAATGGCCGTTTGCTGCCTGATACTGCACCTGATAATTCAAAAACAATTTGATTTGAGGTATTGTTAAAACTATAAATTTCGGTAGTAACACCATTGATTCCTACCTGTGATCTTGGATTTCCAAATTGATTATTTTGTGCTAGTGCCACGTTTAGTACAGTAATAAAGTCATCAATGTTATTATTTTTTGAATTTTCGTAACGAATTTCCTTGCCTGCCAGTGTTGTTCCACTACCACCAAATACATCTTCATTTGTTTTTACGCTAACAATTTTTAACTCGCCACTGGCTGGCATATTGCGGCGCGGGTGATAACCTAAAAATTCAGCTAGTTTAAAAACTGAATCTTGTCTTTTAGCAGTACTTAAAAAGTTATCACGTGCATTCAAATCAAGTCTAAATGCCAAGTTATGTCCAAATTGAGCTACAACATCAAGCAATGCTACAAATTCACTGGATTCAATCCAGTCATTAAAACTTTCGGGATAATTTGATTTAATGTATTCTACCATTGATTCTCTAATGGTGTCGAAATCAAATGCCTTAAAGTTTGCGTTTAGATAAGAATCATAAACAGCCATATAATCTTCTGCTGCAAATAATCTTGTTTGTCTTACTCGTTGTGCCATCTTTTTGTCTCTTATAATACTTCGCGATCAAAATCAATTGATAGTTGTGTAACTTGGCTCAGTGGAATATAAGTTAAACTCATATTAACTGTTACCTTGTGCTCGCGTTCTATAACATCTATACTACTACTATCCAAAACGAATCTTGGATCATAAGCAACTACACGTTCAACATCTTGTTGAATTAATTCAATAGTACCTTCGTCAAGTGGTTCGAAAATATAATGCGATATATAGCTACCAAAATCAGGCAGTGTCCATTTTTCACCTGGTACAATAGAAAAATGATTTCTCAGATCTGATAAAGCCAGATCTAAGTCTGTAAGCGTCACGCTTGTACAAGTAGTTCCTGAGTTTGATATGCCTATAATTTCCGCCATAATAATATTTATGCAGAAATTAACTGCTAAGATAATACCCAGTGTCTCCACTGGGTATTTTTTTAGTTTGACATTCCGTTATGACGTTCGTCTACTATTAAATGTTCTTCTGGCCATTGTATGTAGTATTGCCAGGCGGGATCTGGTATAATAACGTCAAATTTCTTAGCATTGCTGTTCATTTCGTGCCAGCTTGGACGGAATGGATCACGCAATGGTCGCAGAAGTTGTTTACCTTTGCGACTATTACAGGGCATACAAGCACTAACAGTATTCATCCAAGTAGTACGTCCGCCCATCGCACGTGGAATCACGTGGTCAATGGTTAGGTCACCTGAACTAAATCTTTTGCCACAGTATTGGCACTGATTACTGTCACGCAGATATAAGTTCTTACGTGTGAATTTTGCGGTTGCTGGAGACTTTTGATACTCATTTAGCATAACAATGCTGGGCATCTGCATTTGGAAGTTTGCAGCATGTAATACGCGGTCATAAC